CCCCTCGCCCCCAGCCATTTCAACCTGAAGCATCTGGCACTTTGTAGCCGTGTTCAGTCCGCGAACCACAGCGCGGGCCAGAAGGTTTGACAGCGCACGTCCCATACCTGATATCGGGTTAGCCATCAGAAATCATCCTCTTCTTTCTTTTTCTTACGCTTGCCGGGCTTCGCTGGTTCAGGAAGATAGGCATCCGGGGGCCCGACGCGGATTTCGGTCACGGTGCCGTTTTCATCCTGCTGGTAGGTCACCTCGGCGATTACCATCTGCCGATTGTTAAAACCCAGAATGGGGTCAAAGACGATCACCTGCAGATTAGGCAGCCATAGTGAGCCGTCACCCTGCCGCCAGCCCTGCACGGTGTAGGTCACCTCATCAGTACGTGCTGCACGCTGCCGCATCTCAAACTCCGCGCGTGCGCTGCAGGTTGCCGTGGTGGCGTTGCCGGTCTGGCGGATAATCATCGGGCGATAGCGTTTCAGTCCGCCGTCAATAGTCTTTGAGCGAATGGCCGTAGTCGTGGCTTCGCCAAAGTCGTCGTCGTTACCCTTACGCTGCCCGGACACCTGATAGTCGCTGAAACGGTCCCGAATGCTTTTTTCGGTGTCGCAGGAAAGAATGTTTTCACCCAGCACCAGCGCGGTATGCGCCTGCTGGCTGCCGATGCCGCCGATAACCAGATTGCCCTGCGCATTGTCATACGCCAGCGCCTGCTGCAGTCCGAGCATCTTGTTCAGCACGTCCATGACCGTTTCGCCCTGGTCGGCCTGAATTCCCTGAAGCGCACCGGATGCGCCGCCCGCATCCACCACCGTAATGCTGAACGGCTTCGCCAGCTCTGCAGCCACCTGCGCCAGCGAACGACCGGCATATTGTGACGGCGTGGCTGAGCAGTCGATAAGGTCAGCCGTTTTGCTGCGCCCTGATATTCCCACGCTGATGCTACGTGCGTCATACCGGACCGGCGTCGCCTCAACGTAGCCGGTCAGCACTTTATCGGTGCCTATCAGCACTTCGACGAGGTCACCGTTTTTAATGCGGTTGCTGCGGTTTGCCTGGTCGGTGTCGCCCGGCCAGCTGCGGGTAATCTCAACGGTAAAGTCTCGGGCGATGCGCTCAATACCGGCCGCGATCCGGACCGAAGTCCAGCCGCCCCACTCCTGACCGTTCACCCGCAAAATAACTGTGTTGTTCATCGTACCGGCACCCTCAGTGACTGAACCGGTACGAAACCGGGATGGCGTATGCCGTTACGCGCCGTTATATCACCGGCGCGGGATGCTGAGTCGTACCAGTCGGCGGCCAGTACCAGTGCGGGCGTTACCTGCGAAGGTGTGCGCTCCGTCATGCGTTCGACCTGCTCCAGGCGAGCAGAGATATCGCGGTTAACGTCAGTGCGCACGGTGACCAGCGCCTGGTAAAGTCCGTCATCTGAAACGCGCTCCATCTCAAGGTCAATTGCCTCATTGAGACTGTCGCGAACCTGCGCAAGGTCATCCCATGAAATAACGGTGCTGTTATCAAGAGAGGTGGTTACGCCGGAAGATGCGGAAACGGTGGCTGTCGCTGGGGTATCAGTATCTGAAGCCGCACTGCCTGAATCAGTCCGTATGTTGCTGACGGCAGGATGCGATACCACCACTGGCTGCTGCGGGTCCTGCTGGCGCGTGACAGTTCGGTTTGCAGGCTGCGGCAGACTGATGACAGTTGCGGCCGCCTCGCTGATGGCCGTGGTGCGCAACGCCTGCGCAACGTAATTGCGCTGCGTGGTCTGTGCCTGTGCAGTCTTGCTGTCGGTTTTCCAGACGCCGCGCGGGGCCAGACCCGAATCAACCGTGACGCCGGTCAGCCCCTTAATCATCGACATCAGGTCAGAAGCGTTACCCGTCAGCCGCGTTCCGGCGCGCCACATGGTCTGCAGCCGGTTAACAAAGCTCATGCCGCTTGATGGCGGGCTGAGCAGCACCGATAAATCGCCATGCATCAGACGTGATGCGGCGCTGATACCAGAATCAACATACTGAAAGGCGCTGGTTACGGTACTGAACATGCCTGCCGCCTCATCCAGCACGCCGTCCTGCAGGAAGTCCGGCAGGCCATCCATACCAAAGGCACCGAACGCCGATGAAATGGCATCGTCCAGGAATGAAACTGACGAGGTGAGTTTCTGTCCTGTTGCCATTCCAGCGGTGGGGAACGATAATTCGCCAGACTCAACAAAGCTGAAGCTGACGCGGCACATACGCCCTTCGCTCTGCGAGTGGCTGACGCGAACGGCATCATCTACTACCACGGTCATCTCGCCGTAATAAGGATGAACCAGCGTGCATGATCCCGGCTTTTCAATGGCTTCAATCAGCCGGTTACGCTGCTCAAAGAAATCATCGCCAATCAGATAAGCCTGAACGCTGAAGCGGCGCGTCGCGCGGCCCAAATCTTCCGCCCACGGTTTGTCGCGATTGGGGTACTCATGCACCTGCACGCGACGGCCAAAGGTTGCCTCATCGCTGTCCACCTTAAACGCAATGCCCCGCAGTGAGGCATCCTGCAGATTATCGTTCCAGCTCATGAGTTGCTCCAGGCAATAAAAAAACCCGCCGAAGCGGGTTATTGGTTCGAGAATCGGTTGTATCCGACGTCATAACTTAGCCAGGGCGTCGCATTGCCTGCTGGAGTAGCAACACGCATGCCCGGCGGCGCATTCTCAAAATTAACTTTCAGTTCCCCCGCCTGCGGTCGACCAGCAGAGGATGGTCGGTCAAGGCCTACTTTTGGATCGTACCGTCCTTCAGGGATAGGATTATCCATTCCCAGAATTTCACGCAGTCTCGGAAAGAAGCCGTTATAACCCCGCTCCCGCTCCTGTGACTGCATGCGGTTAACCAGAAACTCACCCTTACTTACACCCTGCGCATTTGCCTGCTTGTCTAAATCCTGCAACTGCTTAAGAAGTGAGATTGCTATGCCAATCGTGATGGTCATCGCACCAAACCGGCTGATTGAGCCCAGCAAGCCAGAAAGCGAACTCGCAAGAGTTACGGCCTGCTGAAGTGAGCCAATCGTTTTAAGGGCGAAAGAACCGGCCATTACCGCACCGATTCCCTCAATAACGGTTTGCCACCCCCCCATTTTCTGAGCGACATTGTCTATCTCAGTCCAGACCTGCTTAATGACCGGGCCAACCTGATCCCAGTTGTTGATTATCAGCAAGGCACCGGCAGCAAGAGCAGCTATAGCCAGTTTGGCAGGCGACAGATTCATTACCATATTAAGCACTCTGAAAGACTGCGAAACTGTCCCGACCGCCGCACCCACTGCAATCAGAGAGATAGCGAATTTCGCAATCGACCTGACCAGTTCTGGGTTATCCCTGACAAACTTTTCCGTTTGCTTTATGTAGGGCATGAGCGCAACAACGCCCTGCTTAAGCTGAGGTGTGAGTGCATCACCCAGCGCCAGGCTTACAGCAGTTATGCCATTCTGCATCAGCGTGAGTTTGTTTTCGGTAGTGTCTGCACGGGAGTCATACTCCTTTTGCATTGAGCCAGCATACTGCTGTGCATCAGCAACCTTACCGAAGTTTTTGCGAAGCAGGTCGAGATTGTTAAGAAGCGGTGCAATAGCCTTTATCGACTCTCTTCCGAACAGCCATTCGAGTGCTTTTGATTTGCTTTCTTCAGGAAGATTTTTAATCCCTTCCAGCACCTTAAGCATGGTCGCTTTTGAGTCCTTCACCATGCCACTGGCGAGAGACTTAGGTGTCATCCCGATTTTTTTCAGGACCTTTTTTGCATTACCGGTATTGGCATTGGAGAGGGAAAGCATGAAGTTCTGAATGCCGGTACTGGCGACTTCAGACTGGACACCCATCCCCGCGATGGTTGCACCCAGCGCGGCAAGATTGCCCGTTGAAACATGGTTGACCGCCGCAAGAGAGCCCACGCTGGTGACTATTTCAGAAATTTTGGCTGCACTGGCTGGCCCGGTGTTGCCGAGGTAGTTAACCTTATCCGCCAGCCCGACAACGTCTTTTTGCGTCATCTTGAAAGCGGTTCGCCAGGTTGCCATCATTTGCCCGGACTCTTCCGCAGTCTGATCAAACGCAATACCCATTTTGGCCGCATCTTCTGCAAACCTGACAAGCTCAACTCGGGCAATGCCTGCCTGACCGGCAGCAGCAACAATCTGACCGATACCGTCTGCCGTGATCGGCAGTTTTGTTGACAGGTCAATAACGTCCTGGCTCATTTTTCTGAAAGCGTCAGCGTTATCCAGACCGTCAACGACCTTGCGGATATCAGCCATTGTTGATTCGAACTTAATGGCCTGATTTACAGGGATAGCCAGCGCACCCAGGATGGATGCGCCGATAGCAGTTGCTCCAACGGCCAGCGATGAGAATTCCTTCTGAAACCCCTTCAGCTGGCGCTGCATCCCTTTCATCGGGCCGGTGAGTTGGTCAACGGCTGTGATTATGGCCTTTAACTGGAAGCTGTCAGCCATTCTTTATTTCCTCGCTTATGCGCACTGCTTCTTCCTCAAGCTCCAGAAAATCGGAAAGAGCTGACCGCTTCAGTTCAAGAGGGTTTATTCGCCAGAAGTGAGCGACGTTGTAACATCGCTGCCGGAGATTTCTCCCGCTCCCGAGCCGGTAAAAAAACCCAGAATCGTCATTGAGGCTTTGAAAATATCAATCTTCGCCATCTGGCTGGCAGAAGAGCGGGGAATACCGGCCAGCACAGGAATGTACCGAAGCGACACAGAGCTATCGATTTTGATATTGCCTTCGCTGCCGATGGTGAAGGGGAAGCCGATCTGTTCAATCTCATCAAAAGATGGCTCACGAAGCTCCAGCACATGGAAAGTTTCACCGTGCGCCGTAATAGGTTTTGAAAGTTGCAGCTCACTCACTGGAAGAATCCTTCTGTGCCATGGAATTCGAGATCTACCGTTCCCTCTTCCGGGTTGTAATTGGCTTCACCAAACAGAAATGCTTCAGACAGTACGTAGACCATGCCATTAGCCATTTCCGAAGTAATGGTCATCTGGTCTGAGTCAGTCAGTTTGCTGATCGGGAAGTTTTTAGGCACTTTAAAGGTGCCTTTTGTGTACGGCGCGCGGTGCGTTTCCTTGTAATCCACATCACCGGCGAGGCCGATCACGTCATCACGCACCTTGGTGTTCATCGGCACCTCAATGCCGCCTGTCAGCGACAGCTGCTGGCCGTCTACCTTGAAGTACGTTGTACCTGCAATCTTTGCCATTACGCGGTCTCCTCGCTGTATTGCAGACGGAACTGATTAAGCAGCGCAAAGACGCGCAGCTGGTTGACATAATCCGGCGGGAACAGTACGTCCACGCGGGTAGGGTCGCTGACGTTGCGATCAACCACCAGGTGCTGCTTGAAGAGGTCGAAGTTCTCCACGATCCCCGCCCGTTCCATGGTGCGATAACTGGCGCACATCTCACCCTTTAGCACTGCAGGCGTCACAATGGCCTGACCCGGGCCGAAGCGCGTACCGTCATTCGCCAGCTTGTGCCGCGGGTATTTACTGGTAATGATGCTTTTCAGCTGACGGATAACGTAAGCGCTGGTATGCAGCGTTTCACTGTCCAGGTAGCTGTTGTCCGCCACGCCATAGGCGTTTTTCTGATAGGTGGTAATATCGCGCTGAATGCGCAGCACGCCGCTCTCAGCGTAGGCCGTGGCAATACCGTGCTTCAGCAGCGACTGTTGCTCAGTCAAGGTAAAACGGCTGCCTGCCGGTGCCGGTAATGCACCGTTCAGCTCACCGGTCTGAGTCGGTCGGGCCGGGTCATTGCGGATAAATACCGCGTTACGGGCGGTACGCAGCGCGACCAGCTCATCTGCTGCTGTCTGAACAGCAGGCTCATAACCGGCAACGGTAATATGCTGGTTGTTCATGGTGTCGCCAAAAGCAACCAGGTCTGACAGCGTACCGATTTTTGCGGTGTAGACGTGACCGTAAAGCTGACGCGCATAGCCCCACCGACCGGAAGAATCATTCATCTCCAGCGCCAGTGTTGCGAGCGAGGCGGAATCACTGAACGGCGTGCCGATGAAGTCAAACGGCTCATCGCCCATCGCGGCCACGGTTGCAGTCAGTGACGGTGAACCCGTACCGCCTGCCATCGCGGCAATCACAGCGTTAACCCCGTCAGGCGTGGTTTCGCTCCCCACGGTGCCGTAGTAGTTCAGCGCTAGAGGAATGCTGTTGCCGGTAAGCCCCTTGTGGCGGGCAGTGAGCGTCACCACACCAGCTGCAGCTGCTGCTGTTACGGGCAGGTCTGCGTTAGCGTTAATTGCGGCTGCAAGTGTGGCGGCCACTGCTGCAGGGGCATCGCCGGTTACCACAGCGGCCTGAACGCGTACCGCGCCAATATAAAGGCTCAGCGAACCTGACGCCTGTGCATTGCCGGTTAGCGTCACGGTCGCTTTGGCGGTCTCGCCATCAGGCTCAGTTACCGCGATAACCCACAGCTCACCAAATGGATCGACGGCACGATAGCGCGCCACCATACGGGCTAACTGGCTGCCACGACCTGTAACCTTACCCGCCAGTGCCGCTGACGGCATGATGGTGAGCTTATTTTTAACGATGGAGCTGTCGGCAGAGGCAAAGCCAATCAGCAGCGATGGGCCGCTATCTTGTGTGGTGTTCGCTTCGCTATTGTCCATCTCCGCCCAGAACAACGGCACGCGGAGGTCTGACGGAATATTGGGGAACGAGACTGACATTATTCACCGCCCTTTTTCTTAGCGTCAGCTGCGGGCTTTTCTTCTTCCGCACTGACTTCTTCGACATCACCATCCGCAATGCGGCGGTGCCAGTAGCTGCTCTCTTCGACGTTCCGGCCTTCTGAAGGCAGCAGATCGCCCCGGACAGGGTCAGGAACTGACCGCCCGCGTTTGGGTCTGAGTTGCATGATTTACTCGCTGAGGTTGATTTTGGTGTGGTGCTCAATGATGCCGTCAGGCCCGTTACCCGGATCGATGTAGTCAACGTCGATTTCGACCGTTTTCAGCTCATCCAGGGCGTCAAGATCATCCTGCTGGCGCGTGTCCTCTTCGGTGATTTCCCGCGTCAGCATGAATTCAAACTGGTAATAGAGGCGGCCCCGGTCCATGTCCATAAGCTGCCCCCCGGAATACGCCACCGGTCCAGCGTCGGCGTCAGGTTCCCAGCCCAGCAGCGCCTTCCAGATTTGCTGCCGGACATCATGCACGGCGTCATATCCGGCTGCCTGACCGCGCTCATCGCGCGTATTGTCCAGCACCACTACCACCGCAAATCCTTCGGTAACGTTCTGCCAGTAGTCAGTGAGAGACTTCTGCTCTGCAGTGACGTCTTCTGTCGGCACGACATACGCCGCCGGCAGACGCATCTTTCCGGTTTCGGGGATAGCTTTGAATTCAGCCGCCCCGGCTACGTTACCCGCGAACATCGGACATCGCGCCCGTAGTGCGGCGATCACCAGTGATAGCTTCATTTCTTTTTCCTTTCAGGGCGCAGGGAGGTACGCAGCGCACGTGTCAGCACATAGCGCGTCCATGTTTTGCGCGCCTCCAGCACCTCGGTCATATAGTTTTTACGCGGGGCAACGCGCCAGCCATTACCGCCGGACTTGCCTTTGTGGTGACTCTTTTTGCGCTTAGCGCCGCGCTTGATGCCGTAGAACAGGAATGCAGGATAGAAATCCCCCTCAATGAGGCGGTTTCCCTCGCCCCGTTTCTGGTTTGGTGCGATGCGCACCATCAGGCCCGGACGACTTTTTGATGCGCGAGGAACGTAATAGCCGATGGACCGCGCCAGCCTGCCAGTTCTGAATCCCGGATACTCGCCCGGAGCAGACCGGCCGCGACGCATGACCAAGCGCCGGGCATCACGCATATGAACCTGACCAATCTGAATGAAGGCACGGCGCATTTTTGCCCGGTTAAAAACGAGGTCTTTGGGCTGCTGAAAATCAACGTGCAGAAGCGGCTTAGCCATACATCTCTCCGTCGCTGTCCACAGCCCTCAACTCCTCGCACTCCAGTAGCAGGTAACGACCGGCTGAGTTTAGGTCGCGCAGGCGCTTAACGCGATATACATAACCGCCGTAAACCACCTCAAAATCTGAAGTGATGCCCCGTAGATAACGGATGGTCATGTAGTGGGTTATGGTGTCGTCAGCCTGAACGGATTCATGATAGGTGGTAGCACCTACCTGCCGGACCTTCGCCCAGACGTCCTTTTCATTCTGATAGACCGAGTCAGTGCCACCATCATCTGCTGGCTGGTCGATGCGCTGGCGCAGGTGGATGCGCTTATTCAGTTCACCGGGATCGGGCAGCGTGAATACTGCACTGGTATTTGATGAGCGTCGCTGCATGTTAATACCCCGATACCGGCAGACGCCGTGAGTAGAGCAGGAACTCAAACGCCTGCGGCGTCTCAGTCATTTCCAGTTCTGACACTGAACTGCGATGCTCATACCAGTGACTGACCAGCATCAGGAGTGCAAGCCTGATATCCTCGGTGACTACCATGCCGTCCGTATCAAGCGGTGCAATATCTGCCACCGTTTTATAAAGATTGCGATTGAGGTAAGTCACCGCCTTTGCCTCAGCTGCCAGAGCAAAAAGCTCAAGCAGCCGATCTTCTTCCGTGAAGTCGCTCTCCAGTCGGCACTGCTGTTTAATTTCTTCAAGTGTCAGCAGCATGACAGCGCCTTATTTTTTGGCTTTTTCCTTCGCCTCAGTTGCCGCTTTCGCGCTGGCTTCAGCGTCCGCTTTTTCCTGTGCTTCAGCAGCGGCCTTTGCTTTGGCCTCTTCTTCAGCTTTCGCAAGCGCTTCGGCTTTTTCCTTCGCCTCAGTTGCCGCTTTCTCCGCTGCGCTGTCATCTACCTCACTGGCATAGCCCAGCTTAATAAGCTCGCGACCGTGCTGTTCTGTGGTCTCAATGGTATTGCCTTCGGACACGACCGTGCCGCCGAAGTAATTCGGTTTAATCAAAAGCAGTTTCATATGTAACTCCCGGAAAGGCGGCCCGGAGGCCGCCGTTGCTGTTACGCAGCTGCAGCAGGTGCGGTGAAGGAACCGTAAACGAACGCTTCAGGACGCTTAACGGCCAACGCCAGACGCTCTTCACAACGGATTGAGATCATGTTTTTCTCAAAGTCGTCGGCGTTTTCAGTGGAGATAACCACGTTGGCATCTTCGCGGTCGAAAATCTGCGCACCGGCATTGAATGCGCCGGTCAGGAATTTACCCTGGAAGGCAGCCGCTTCGGTCGCGACAACCGGCAGCCCCCACAGTGTAGGACCAGTCAGCGCTGCCGGGTTCGCCAGAATGTAACGACCCAGCGAATCCTTAGTCAGCTCGATCTTCGCCCAATCAATGAAGTGCAGAACATGGCC